TTGTGCTCCTTCAAATAACATTTCACTTATCATTTTAGCTTCTCCGCTTTCTTTGTATGGACTTGCTAAAGAAGAAAAACCTTCAGCAGCATAGCTGAAGTCTCCTCTTGGATCTCTTGTTAAGTCTCTAGTTTTTTGTTCCCATTCTCCCCACGCACCTACGTTGTATTTTTTTCTTGGTGTATCGTAAGGTGAAGTTATGCCAGTCCCTTGAGCCTGGAAACTTGAGCCTCCACGCTTGAACATAGGTCTCTTTAAAATTCTATTGTACATAATTAATAACCACCATGAACCCCATAATATCCACCTCTATATGGATCCGAAGGGGCTGATGATATTGGATTTATTTGTGGTGCTGCCCGCGTATTATCTCGTCCCATTCCCAACATGTACGCTGCGGATAAACCTCCACCAATTCCTGTCGCTAGTGGTGTAGGTTGGAATGGTTGTGTAGGTGATCCAGGCATTGCTCCTGCAATACCTCCGTAGATGTTTGCAACATCAGATATTCTTTGCATTGGTAATTGGTAACCTTGTTGTGCACCTAAAGCTAACTGATTTAATTTTTGTTGTTCTAATGCTTGGTCTTCTGCACCTAATGCTTGAAGAGCTCCAATTCCTTGTTGCTCTAATCCAGTTGTATAGGTACCCATTTGTTGTAAGTTACCAAGTTGTTGTTGCTGTTGTGCTAAGGCTTGATTGTATCCTTGACCATATAAACCAGCTAATAGCGCTGCTCTATTTCTATCGGAACCTGTTTGATATTCAGCCATTTCAACTCCTTGTCTAGCTCCACCAAAAGCTCCAACGTTATAGGCTTGATCAGCAATTGCTTGTCTTCCTTTACCAGCTTGGATGTCATACTCTTGCATTGTTGTATCTATAATTTCCTTTTGGTAAGGAGACATAAACTGTTGATAGCCTGTAGCTGGGTCTAATAAATTTTGTTGAGAGATTTGATCTAAGTAAGGTTGGTAAGAAGCAATCCCTGTACCACCTGTAAAACCTGTAACTTGTCCTGAAGCATCTCTTTGAATGTCCCCCATGCCATACATGTCGGCAAGTCTTTGATCACCTCTTTGTTGAAATGCTGTTTTACCTGCAACTTTAGGAAGCATTGCTCCTACGTTAATAGGAGTTCCTAGTTGCCCGATACCAGCTTTAAGTATCTCTGTACCATAAGGTTGTAGAGATGCACTGGGCAATAATCCAAATCCTGCGGGCATTGTTGCCATTATGCTGTCATCCTTTTCGCTTCAGGTCTTGCTTCTAAATTTTTCATAGTGTCGTACATTCTTTGTGCACCTTTGTTAATGCTTCCACCGCCTGCAGCTCTTACTGCATCAGCTGTAAATACAAATTCGTTTTTAGATAGTCTTGCTGGGACATCATCTTTTTTTTCATACTCTCCAATTGGAACAAAGCCACCAGAAAATCTATAATCTTTTTCCATACCACCTAGATCCATAATGCCCCCTACATTTCTTTTAACTCTACCACCTTTTTTCATGCCTCCTTCATCAATCATGTCTAAAGCAATAGTATAAATTTCATATTGTTGTTTGTGAGTAAGATCGTAAAATTCTTTTCCATATTGTTCTTCTGCTAATTCTTCTGCTAACATTTGAGCTTGCCAACCTCTTTTACCACCGCCAGCCGTTTGTCCTTGAATCTCTTCCATGTCATTAATAACAACTTCTTCGTTAGGAGTTTCTAATATTGTTTCTTGGTCTGCCATTATTGTTTCTGGAGTTCCAAATCTATACCCAATTCTTCCGCCTTGAGCTGCTTGCATAATTCCTTGTTGATCAACCGGAACTTGACCCATATTATTAAATTCTTCTTGAGCTTTTTTAGCTGCTTCTGCAGGTGATAAACCTAATTCTAAATATTGTTCATAAAGTTGTTCTAAAAGCATTGTGTTCTGATCATTAGAGGCCATTTGAGTTTCTCCTCCACCCATAGGCATTGGTGCTTCACCTCTCATCATGTCCATCCAGTCACCGCTTTGAAAGAAAATTTCAAAATTAAACTCATACATTTCTTTATCTACTCCACCTGAGTTCCAAATACTCCATGCTCCCACTCTAGGGTTTGTTGTAGACGGAGTGCTTACTTGTTCTCCTATGTTAACTCCTTCTTCCATTTGTAAATCGTATGGAGTAATTACTTCTTCATCCATAATTTCCATTACATCGTCTTCGCCAGTTCCAATAGCGTATCTCTTTCTTTGTCTATTTGGTATGGACATTAGTCCACCTTTAGCTGCAGGAACTGCAGTAAAATCTGTAACATCAGCTTTAGTTTGTGGAACTCCTGATACCACCATAGGGGTATAGTTTACATCAATAGCTGCTTGTGCCTCTTTACCTGCTTCTTCTACTTGGGCCAGATAATCATTATAAGCTTGTTGTTGTAGCTTATTTTTCTTTTTTTGATCCTCGTAGGATGCGTATGTTGATAATGCGGCTACACCTGTTTTAATTAAAGGCTCGTATTTAGTAGCTGCGTTTAATACTGTATCTAATATTCCCATGATTTCTAATTCCTTATTGTGTGATTATATATGAAAATCGCAGGGATTACACCTGAACTGATCAGTTTACTTAATTTTTGAGCAATCGTCAATATATTATACATTACCTGTGTCAGCCCCTAATCTAACTTGAGCTACCTTTACATGCACATCTCTTCTAATATGCTCTCTTTTGGTAGGTGTTTCTGGGTTATCTACATCAGCATCTGCTTCTGCGTCTGACATGTACTCTTGACCCGTTTCTTGATTGGTAAGAGTTACTTCAATTTCTGGTTTGATATAATGAACTGTTTTTCCATCAATTACTTCTGTTTCTTTACTAGCTTTTTGTTCTATAAATGGCATAATTTTCCTATGATCTACTCGTTTGTAATATCGAGGCCGTCATTTTTATAACATTTCCTGTGGCACATTGCATCTTAATTTTATCACCCGCCTCAAGGATGATTACATTATTAAAAGTAAGTATGTCGTTACTACTACTAGCTCCTACAGCAACCTTATCATACTCAAAATCTGTAGTAGACGAGGCATCATATACCTTAATATCCACGTCTAATGATCCGCTGTGTGTATTAAATAACTTTATACTTTTTACTATGCTAGTAGTTTCTGTAGGTGTTTCATACATATCATCATACGCCCCTGCAGAGGTAATTTTTGCTTGAATATTTTTATATACGTTTGCCATTAGCTTAAAAAGAAATTAAACCTTTCTGCATCATCCTTTTCAGGTTGTTGATAGGTTGAATTAAGTTGTTCTATAAGAGAGCTGATAGACCTGTTGATCTGTCTTTGATTATCTTCAGTGTATTCTTTTCTAGGTTCTGGTAATCTTATTACTATTTTAGCCATTATCTTCTCCCATCTGCTTGGACATCTACTTGGAAAGTACCATATCTCCAGTCTTCACCCGCGCTTTGATTTTCTATTTTAACACTTGCGTATCTTCCTCTCGCTCGAGTATTGAATTGTGTGGAACTAGGCAGCACACTAAAAGGACTTAAAGTACTATCTGTTGATGACGACGAAGGAAAATTTTTTAACCCTATAGTTACTTTAGCTGTACCGGTTAAAGTTTTAAAATCAGGAATAAATCTTCTCATAGCTAAAAAATATTCTCCCATTCCTCTATCTGTTTGGATAGCAAAATCATAAGATTGTAGGAATGATGTTAAGGCTGTAGTAGATCCATCAGGGTTTAATTGATCTGTTCCTACCTCATGTTCAAAATAAACTGTTTGGCCAAGTCCTGTTTCACCAATAATACTTGGAAAAGTACCTGTTGCCGAACTATTAAATTGAGTTGCATAAGGTTTAGGATAAACAATTGAATCAATCCATGTGCTTCTAATAGAATTAGTATTAGTTCCTGTATACCATACCCCTGTTGGTAGTTGAGTTCTTTCTCCATAATTATATACAACATATCTGTCATTATATGTTTCACCAGAGCTTGGGTAATACCAAACTACTTCTGTAAATAAGTTACTGATACCTGCATACACTTGTTGACCTTTAGTAGTATCAAAGTCACCGTAAACATAATCTTCTACTGAACAAGATAAAGAATTAACTGTACCATCAAAAGAAAAGAAACCATTATTTCCCATCCAATAGGCAACCCCATCTATTTCACAGCATGCATTCTGTCCAATCAATCCACAGTTGGTACCAACTTGTTCAAAACCAAAGACAAAGTCTCCCCCTACAAATTTCATAGAATAAAGTGCGTTGTCGGTCCAAACTAAAATATTTTCTTTTCCTTTAATAGCTCCCATAATTTTTGTACCATCTTGAAGTCTTTGTGTACCTGCCGTATTATCTGCTTGTGGAGCAAAAGTATTAATCTCTTCTTGATTTGAGAATCTAATAAATAAATCATCTTGAGTAGAATCTGTTCCAATAGTTGTTTCAGTTCCAAAATGAATTAAGTGTCGAGTTGTAGGAGAAACTAAAGTTAATCTACTAGCTGTAGGATTTCCTTCAGTGCCACTAATTGCGGTTACATAACCGCTTGTTAAAGTGGAAGCTCTATTGCTAAATCTAGCTGATCCACTAATTCCTGAATTCCATGTAAAAGTTTTTCCATTAGCAATTGTTGCAACTAAAACTTCACCCCAGTTACTTAGAGACCAGAGACCTGGTTCTAGTGTAACGTCTGAAGCGTTAACTGCATTCCCCCATTGAGTATAATTTGTTGCATCATATACTATTGTTCCATCACTGTGCGCGCTTCCAGTTGTACCAGCAACAGCTGTTCCATAAGATCCTCTAGTAATTGTTGTTAAATCATTTGAAGAAATACCAGTGTATTTAATTAATTCACTGTCTACTAAAATTGTTCCATTGCTTGAAGTAAATCCTGTTGTTGAATCTAAAGCAATACTTGTTCCTACACCACCTGTACCAGCTGTATCTGCATTTAAAGCTCCATCTAAATTACTAGTTTGAGCACCACTAATAGTTCCACCAAAATTACCAACTCCAAATCCATAACCATAAGTTTGAGCCGCTGGACCCACGGTTGCATAAGGTTGTACCTTCATACTTCCACCTGTACCCACCACAGATGATGCTTGGTTTAAAGAGTTTATAGTAAAAGTTACCGAAGTTGGAACAGATAAAACTTGAAATTTTTTATCTTCAAAATCAGTTGCATTTAAACCAGTACCACCAGGTAGAGTAACACTATTTAAAACAATAATGTCTCCTACTTCTAAACTGTGATTAGATGTTGTAGTGATTGTACATTGTTTATTTGTAGTACTATCTGTTGCTAATGTTGATCCAGTAAATTCAGTTTGAGCTCCAGCATTATTAGAACGCCAAGGAGTTATATCGTAAAGAGTTCCTTCAAAATATAAAAGTAAAAATTTATCGGTACCGATAGCTACATATTTATTACCTTCATTATCTACAAATGCGTGCTGCCTTCTAGCAACACCTACTATAGTATCAGTTAATAAAGAAGACCATCCTCCTACTTTTTCCGGAAGGTTATATCTCCATCTAACATTATCTGAATCTACCCAACGATCTGTTGCTCCGACAGCAGTATCCTGCTTATCGACACCCGGCTGAAATTTCATTTCAAAGAGAGCCATAAGTTTAGCTCCTAAGCTGTATTGGTTTTGTAAGCCCAGCCTCTAGTTGCATCTACATACACTAAAGTAATGGCTTGACCATTTGTACTAAGGGTTAGATCAGATGTAGCAGTATTAATCGGTTGGCCGTTTCTTCCTATTGTACAATTATTTGAATTCCAAGTTCCTCTTGTATCCATAACCATTACTTCATCTCCCACACTAGGAGAAGCAGGTAGGTTAACGGTAATAGGGTTAGCTGTTGTGTTTGCAAAAATTTGTGCTCCTGCAACAGCAGTATAAGGACTGTTTGAATTAGTAATAGTTGCGTATCCTTTTTCAAGAATAGTAACAACTGTTTCTGTTCCATTTGATTTACATAAAACTGTTGATCCTGGAGGAATAGGTTGCTCTGTTCCAGAAGCAGTTAATACTCCTAGAGTTCTATTAGATGTTCCTCTAACAGTATCATCCTTCATAATCCAGACTCTTTCTGCAGTACCAGGCATAGTAACTGTTCTGTTACCTGCTAAAGTACCATAAAGTCTGTAGTATATATTTTTACCTGTTGAAGTTGCTCCATCAGTTAAAACAAGAGTTGAACTACCTGAAGCTAGATCTATATCTAAAACCCCAGTTGAAGTTTGTTCTACGATTTGTAAGTTTGTGTTAGTTATAGTACCCCATAAACCAGCTTTTTCACCAGTTGTTATGAGTTCTAATTGTGCGTTTGTTGAATAAGTTGATGCCATAATATTACGTTTTTGTATCTATTGGTGTCCAGACCATAGTTGCGCCTGGAATAATTTCACTCCATGTTATTGCTTGTGCCGTTCCTGTAGCAAGCGTAAGCGTGCTTCCTGTAGGATCGACATTTGCGTCTGCAGTTATTGTAACAGTTCCGCTTGAAATTACAAGGCTATTTCCGCTTGGAGAAATATTGGCACCTGCTGTCACCGTCACGTTTCCTGTGCCTAAAGTTACTTGAGAGCCTGTAACACTAAGATTAGCGTCTCCTGTAATAGTTACAGTGCCTAAACCTAAAACAACCTGACTTGGAGCAGGTATTTCTACAATAGAATCCGCTGTAATATTAGTATCTCCAATACTAATAGTTACTTGATTGCCGGTAACTGAAATAGTTACACTATTCTCGGGTCCTGCCGAAGAAATGGGTAATTCTGCAAATGCGCCAAATCCTAATAACATAAAATATAATCCTTAGAAGGAAGCAGGGGGTATGTGGTGGATCCCTGCCTCCATCAAAGAATTATATCATCGTTTAAACCAAGAAGGAAGACCTAAATGTGGACGTTTGTCAAACATATTATCCTTCGCTCCAGGTGTCTTACGATTGTTATAATGAAGAAATACTTGTACACATTCTTTGCCTTTGAATTTTTCTCTCCAATGCTCTAACTCACAACCAGAATAAACCAGCATATCTCCTGGATTTAAATCTACTTTAATACCTTTGTCTTTAGTAGGTTCATAGCTTTGAATTTGATGAAGACCTCGTTTAGCACCATAAACATATCCGGCTTTTGGATCAGGGTTTAAATATATAGGCCATGCATCTCCACCTAAATTCATTGTAGTTGATATCTCACAACTAAATCTATCCTTATGTCGTTTAAGAATGTCACCTTTTTTATAAATTCTTGCATATGTATATGCAGGGTATAGTTTTAATCCTGTGGTTTTTTCCATAACAGCTTGAACTTTAAGCATTAAAGTTTCCATAGCGATATCAGAATAACAAGAATATGTATGAGGTATTTGCTCTTCTTCACCTTCGTAATAACCAAGTAGTGTTTCGAAAGGAGATATGTATTTGTGTTTTACACACGTATCATGTACTTGTTTTTGCATACTAAAATAGTTTGCCACAAAAGATGCTAGATCTTTTGATATAGCCTGACGCATAATTACGTATTTTTTCTTTTTAAACATCTTTAGCCATGTCCTTTAAAACTGCTGTTATGTTAAAATGAATAAATCTAAATGGAGCCTTACCGTGGTCCACAGAAAATTCGTGTTGTAAGTATCCTGGAAAAAATATAAGCAATCCAGGTTCAGGTTTAAAATTAAGTGTTTCGTGACCTGTCCAAACACCTCTTAGATTTGGTTTCATATGTAAAGCCGTAGTTCTGGCACCCGTTCGCGGGTCGTGAAAAACTGGAATGGATGTCTTTTCACTAGCCTTTAAAAAATAAAAACCATTCACGTGAGTGTTCCAATGAATGTGTGCTGAATGATGACCCCCACCTTTTTTTGCAAATTCTTGTACCCACATTTGTTCAAAGAAAGTTGTATACTTAGTCATATCAAACCCTGAATGATCTAAAAATTCCCAAGCTCTTTGACCAACATAATTTCTAAAATCCATAAACTGAGTGTCACCTAGTAATTGTGTCGAATGATATGAAGTACCAAAATCTCCAAACTCTTTTATATATGTTTTTTGATTTTTTCTTGCTTCTTTAATATATGGATCTGAAGCTTTGTTTAAAGATTTAACAAACTCTGGTTTTTTTTCAGACCATATTGTTGTTGGAAAATAATGATTAATATACATTTTATTTAAATGGATGCCCTAAATGCCATACGACAAGTGAGTATCTAGTTCCTCTCGTTACTGGTTTAACTCTATGCCACAAATGTGAAGGAAATACTACGATAGAGCCTTTAGGTAATATTTCAGGTACGCTTCTTATATGTTTACTTTCATCTCTCATATGAGGATCATAATTTCTAAAATCAAATTCTAGTTCTCCACCACTATATTCTGAGCCATCGGTTAATTGACAGGTCATAGATAGTTTTCTAACTTTACCATGTTCTGGATGTTGTAAATCTTTACGATCATAAGGTTTGTCCCAAGGATCTGTATGCCAATCATAATATTGATGAAGTTTATATTTTGTAAACTGGCAAGCTTCTGATCTATCCCATTGAAAATTCCAACCGGCGTTTCTATTTGCCTGATTAACATAAGGGTGTATTTCTCTATAAATCCAAGGTTCCGACAACCATACTAAATCAGATTTTCTTTTTCTTTGTATGTTTTTAACATCTTCCTTACTCAATGTTGGTCTATCAAATCCTCCAGTTCTAGCTATACTTTCTTCTTTAGATAAAGCATATTTAATAACTTCATCACAAAATTTAGGAGTAAGTGCAGAGGTAAAATACCAAAAATAATTAGACAAATTCATAGGTTGTAGTTAAAATAAAGTTTAAAGAATCTTTTTGATTGTTGGTGATGTAATACATCTGCGTAGAGGGAAACATAACAAATGAATTATTTGTTAATGGTATGTCCCAACTTCTTCCTGCTCTTCGGTTTTGATCATAGTGTATTCGAACACTACAATCTTTAACATTTACTCCATAAAGAAAAGTATAATCAGGAGAATTTCGTAAATCCACAGGATCTATATTTAATAGGGGAATAGAAACTTCTTTGGGCTTATAAACATTTCCCCACGTTTCTTTACTAATTAAAATAAAATTATACTCCACATGCATGTGGTCTCTTAGATAGGTGATTAGTTTATCCCACTCTTTTGAAAAAGGAAACTTAGAATTTTTAATGTTTGAGGATAATATATCTTTTTGAAGTTTATCTCTATCTATCTCAAACCCTTTAGGCATATCTATCTTGCCGTAATGTAAATCTATTTCTGATAAAATCATTTTTTTCATTCTACAATCCAATCTATAATTAAATGTATGCGGTCTTTCTTACTGTTATTATACACCTTATGAACTTTTTGTGAATTATTAATTTCCCACATTTCTCCACTCTTTAAATTTTTCTTTTCTTCACCTACAGAAAAATATACTTTTTTATTGGTAACTATTGGAATATGCACTCTTTTACACAAATGTAAAGAGTCACCATTGTCTATGTGTTGGGGTATTGATTTTTCTGATAATAAATTTACTAGAAGAGCTCTTATAATATAACCTTTTCCAAATTTTTTAGAAAAAATAGTTTTAAATTTTTTAATTTCTTTTTTATATTGATTATAGGGTGGATGATAAGTAGGATCTTTAAGTCTAAAATCTTCATCAAATATTAAGGGGATTGTTTGTGTATGTTGGTGGACATCAAATGTTTTTTGTCTAAACTGATATTGATTCCAATCCTTAATTTGTCCTACTTTTTTTATAAGACTTTCTACGTTTGTTTTACCAACATAATTAAAATTCATAATTTAAAAATACTCTCTACTGATTCATTACATCTTAATTCTAAATTTAATGTAATTCTTGGTTTGTTTTTTGAAGGCTCTGGTAAATGATCTAAAAAAGATGGAAATATTAATATGTCATTATCTTTAGGTAATAAATATTTTTTTTGATCTTTATATTGAAAAGTTATTCCCTTGTTTTGAGTTTTTAAATATAAAGCACAATTAATACTTGCAGTTAAATTATGATTATGTAATTTGCTTTTACTAAATTCTTTATCAGTTACATAAGCCCATATTTTAAAGTCTACATCTTTTAAAGAAAAAGTATTTAAGTTAGCTTTAGATATATTATAAAATATATTATATAAATAGTTGGTGTATTTAGAATATAATACAAAATTGTAAGAATTTTTTTTATTCAAATTAATTCTTTGATTTAAACATTCTTCTATTAAAGGTTCTTTAATATTTTTTAAAGCATCTCGTACATTAAAAGTGTATAATAATTTTTCAAACATTATAAATATTCTTTTATTAAATTTTTATATTTTTTTTCTATATACTTAGGAATCTTAATAGTAGGATAATTAAAGTTTCTAATTTTACCTAAATGAATTGTGTGCATCGGGGCTCCCATTATAGAGTCATCATATGCCATACCATTAACAGAAAATTGATTTTTAATATCAAACGAATGATTAAATTTGGGAAGTTTTAAAAAACTATATATAGAATTAATTATTGTTTTAGGGTGTTTTACTAACTCTTCATATTTTATGAAAAGAACATTTTTTTTATTTTGCAGGTGCTTATATGTATAACAGGACCAATCAAAAAAAGTATTTTTTTGTGTTATTAAATCAATTTTTTCTTCTTGTTCTGATTTATAAATAGTAGTTTTATCTATAGTATTATACGCTTGATTCACATAAAAATTAGGGTGCTCCATAGAAAGTTTTAAAAAAGATTTAATTACATCTAATGGATTTCTTAACAAAAAAATTAATTTAAACTCATTGGGACAATATTGTTCCATAAGATTATAATTAAAAGGTGTACCCCATTCTCCTCTATCTAGTACATAGGGTTGTTTAAAATGCTTATAGTAATTTAAAACTAAATTTTTTTTAATGTTTTCAATAGAATCTTCATTATTAAAATTATAAAAAGTAGGACTATTTTTTAAATTTTCTAAATTAAAAAAACAATCAGGTAAAAGTGAATGTCCTGAAACAGCTATGTTTTTATTTTGATTTAAAATTGTAGATAATAAGGTGTTTCCAGCTCTAGGAAACCCCGATAAAAAATATACTTTCTTTGGCATACCACATACCTTTTTAATTTATGCTAATGTATCTGTCAAGTCCCAAGACTGGCCTGATTCATTCCACTCATAGTACCAAGAGTGAGTACCAGCTTCGTTTTGTGAAGTTTGTTCTGCTGTTAATGCTGGAGCATCACCAATTGGTGAATCCCAACTAGCAGTTGTAGTATTTTTAACCCAAGACGCATAAGGTTTTTTAGGAAAAAACATATTATTATCTTCGTCCCATTCATAACCTATACCTGCGTAATTTCCTCTAAATGCTTTTGAGTTATCACCTGATGAATGTTTATTTCCGGATGTATTGTAAGATGTTTGAATCCACATTTGTGCAGGCCAGTTATTGTGTATCTCTAGATACTGTTGACCTACTGATTCATCTTCAACACCATCAGCATTTTTCATGTCTTTGTTATCAAGTGTCAATACTTGAATAACTTTTCCATTAGCTCCTAGTTTTGCAAAGTGTGCCATAATTTTCTCCTTATATATTAAAATTAATTCTTAAACAATACATAAATATTATTGATATTTATACCTTATTACCACAATACCTGAGCCACCATTTCCACTAATGCTTGATGGGCCTGGACCAAAAGCTGCACCGCCACCGCCGCCTCTGTTATCAGCAGCATCTGCTGCACAAGTATTTGAGGCCGCTCCAGCAGTTCCTGAACCACAAGGACTAGCAGCTCCTGCTGTTGCAGATTGTCCGCCACCAGATAGTCCACTTCCACCACCACCACCAGAATACCCAACAGGACTTGCAGTAATACAAGTAGTTGCTCCTGCACCTCCTCTACCTGCTGCAGATGGAGATGGTTGAGCATTTACACCTGCTTCAGTGGCACCGCCTCCGCCGCCTGTTGCATATGGAGAACCTGGACTATGCCCATTACCTCCATTACTTCCTTGTGCTGGACTAACTGGAGGAGTATTTCCTGATCCTCCGCATCCATTATAAGAACCTCCACCACCTGATCCACCATTAGCTCCATCGGCTCCTTGTCCACCGCCTCCGCCGCCTCCGGCAGAACTAACTGTTGAAAAAGTTGATGTGTTTCCTGAATTTCCAGTACAGTTACTAGGTCCTGGAACTCCTGCCCCTCCACCTCCAACTGTAATTGGATAGGCTTGTGCTGTAACTGTAATCGATGTTCCACCTGGATTTCCATTTAAGGGAGATACTGCATAGCAACCTGAAACAGGTGCTCTATATTCTCTAAATCCTCCACCGGAACCACCGCCGCCGTAGTGAGAACCTCCCGCTGCACCACCGGCTACTACTAAATAAGAAACTGTGTTATTTGCAGGGGTAGTTGAAACATTAGAAACTGTAAAAGTTCCTGGTCCTGTAAATTTATGAATTTTATAATCTCCGCTTGTAGTAATGCAACCACCTGTTGCCACTATATTAGGATTACCTCTAACATTAGAAGTTGAGTCTAAAACGTTAACCCAACCTTGAGTTGAATCTATGTAAACAAAAGTTACTGATTGACCTTCAGTAGATAAAGTTACACCTGTTGCAACTCCACCCATTTTTTCTGATCCATTTGGAGTAACTGTCACGTTATTAGTTTGCCAGTTTCCTCCATAATCTGCTAACGCTACTGATGCACCAGCAGAACCTGCTGGTAAGTTAACTGTAATAGTTCCACCGCCCGTATTTAAAAAATAACCTACGCCAGCGGTTGCTGTAAAGGTTCCTGTTGTTTTTACTGTTGTACTCCACGAAATTTCTCCTGTACTACCAAACCCTGATGCAGTTCCTGAATTAGAAATTGTTGCACCAGAAGCAATTGTCATTGTTGCACCAGAAGGCAGTGTAAATGTATCTCCACTATCTCCTAATGTGGTTGTTCCACATGCTGTTCTTGGACTAATTTTATTTACTTTTATTTCACTCATAATTTTTACCTATTGATACTTATACCTTATAATTACAATTCCGGAACCCCCTCCTCTTGATCCTGAAGATCCTGGAGATCCACCTCCACCACCTCCACCAGTGTTAGCATCTCCAGCTTCTATTGGGTTTCCGCCAGTTCCACCACCGCCTGTGCCGCCTGCGCCTCCAGTATTACCTGATCCACCTCCGCCGCCACCACCTGAAAAATAATAATGACAGCTACTAGATTCTCCTGAAGTTCCAAATCCACTAGGTAATCCAGCACCTACTCCACCTGTACCACCAGGCCCTGCTGGCATTGGGGGCTGTGCATCTTGTCCTGCTGCCATAGCTCCTCCTCCACCACCACCTGAATAGTTATTAAATGGAGAAGCTCCACCAGCACTACCTTGAGATGGACTAACGGGAGGACTATTTCCTGATTGACCAGCCCCACCTCTGTGAGTTGTTCCACCGGCTGAACCTCCACTAGTATTATCTTTACCACCACCAGCAGATGTAATTGAAGAAAAAATACTATTTGATCCTGAAGTTTGAGTAGGTGATGCATTTCCTCCTGCACCAACTGTTATTGGATAAGCTGTTACTGTTGCTGTTATAGCTGCTGGAGCCGCACGTGGTTTAGCTGGATAAGTTGCGGGAGCTAAACTTGGTGAAGCAAATCTAAATCCGCCTGCACCGCCGCCACCTCCTGCTACAGAAGTTCCACCCCCTCCGCCACCAGCTACTACTATATATTCTAGTTCCGAAGGAGCGCATGGTGTTCCTGCTCCTATTTTAGTTACACAAAACGTACCGGGTCCTGTGAATGTATGAATTTTGTAATCTCCAGAAGTACTTATAGTTCCTCCTGTAGCTACCATGTATGGGTTTCCGGTAGCATTTGATGTTGAATCTTGAACGTTTTTCCATCCTTCTGTACTATCTACAAACACAAAAGTTACTGATTGACCTTCTGTAGATAAAGTTGAATCAGCATTAAACCCTCCAATTTTATCTGTTCCATTTGGTGAAACAGTTAAAGAGTTTGTTTGAAACGTATTAGTATAATCTGCAACTGAAACTATATCTCCAGCACTTCCTGCTGGTAAATTAACCGTAAACGATCCTCCATTAGTATTACAGAAATAACCATTACCACTAACAGCACTAAAAGTTGCTGTTTTAATACTTGATGTGTCCCAATTAACCGAACCGGATCTTCCAAATCCAGATTGAGAAGCTCCTGATGCTAGTGATACTGTATCGCCACTTGCACCAATGGTAATTGTAGTTCCAGACTGACTAACGATTACTCCTCCATCAGCTGCCTTATAACCATCTGATCTTATATCGTTTCCAGTTACAGTAACTGTATTACCTGATGCTCCTACATTTATTGCAGTTCCACATTTATTGATGATGTTTGAATCATCTGAAACTTTATTTATATTATCTACTTTTATTTTACTTGCCATAATTATTGATATTTATACCTTATCACAACTATACCAGATCCACCAGCACCGCCACTCGCAGTTGGGGATGTTCCACCTGCTCCACCACCTCCACCGCCAGTATTAACTGATCCTGCTGTTCCTGAACCTGAAGCTGGGCCTGTTCCTCCACCGCCAGTACCACCACAACCAGCTGCACTTCCAGCTCCACCTGGATAACCTGATCCACCTCCACCACCACCTGCATATGCAACTGGTGAGCCAGTTATATTTGTTGTAGCACCTGCTCCACCGTCACCACCATCTGCTATCATAGGAGATGGTTGAACGCTTGCATTTACTCCAACTGCGGTTGCTCCACCGCCTCCAGCACCTGCTGTGTTTGAACCTGATGATCCTGTGCCTCCAGTACTGCCTTGAGCAGGAGTTACAGGGGGAGTATTTCCAGCTCCTCCTTCTGATCCAGGCGTAGGGCCTCCTCCGCCACCACCACCTGATCCACCTGCTACACCTGCAGTCTCAGGGGCTGCTGAACCACCTTTTCCATTACCACCACCTCCACCACCTGCTGATGAAATAGTTGAAAAAACTGAAGCACTACCAGGATTACCTTGTCCGGCACCTGATGGAACAGCACACTTAGTGGCTCCACCAGCACCTACTGTAATAGGGTAAGCTGTTGCTGTAACTGTAATTCTGTTTCCTGGAGTTGCATAGCCTTGTGTAGGCGATCCTGTATATGGAGCACTTGGACTTACTACTTCTCTAAAACCACCAGCTCCACCTCCACCTGAAGCAAAAAACCAAGTACCACCTCCTTCTGCTTTACCCATTCCACTACCTCCACCAGCAACAACCATATATGAAACTAAATTATTTGCCGCTGAATCTGCTACTTGACAAACTGTAAAAGTTCCTGGTCCTGTAAAAGTATGTATTTTGTCATCTCCAGAAGTAGTAATAGTTCCACCTGTTGCTACCATAAAATTTTCACCTATATAACCAGTTCCTTCTTCAACTGATTTCCACCCTTGAGTTCCGTCTACATAAACTAAAGTCATACTTAAATTATTAGTATCTAATGCTTTATTTCCTGCATTAGAATCTAAGTTTGATCCATTTCTATCTATTGTTAAATTATTTGCTGCAAAAGTTCCTGCATAATCTTTTAAAGCAACAGTATCTCCTGCTGTTGGACTTGCAGGTAGGGTAATATTAAATGCTCCCCCAGTTGTATTACAAAAATAACCTTTTCCATTTACAGCACTAAAAGTTGATGTCTTAATTGAATCTGTTACCCAATCTACAGCTTTAAATCCTGATTGACTTGCACCTGAACCTAAAGCTACTGTATCTCCTGAACCACCTAAAGTTAGGGTAGTTCCGCATTGTGGCTCAACTGTATTTACTTCTATCTTTGACATTAGACGATTACCACCGTTCCTGTAACTGTTATTGTACCTGGTAAAGTAAGAGGTCCTGCGAGAACTCCGTTTTCTACGGTCTGAACTCCATTAATAGTTGCCGCTTGATTAGGTATAAAATCGTTAGGGCTATACTGCCCTCCAATATATTGGATTCCATTTATTGTTGCCGTCATAATTCCTCCTACGAACTAATAGTGTCAATGTATGAACAAGTAACATCTAGTGAACTTGCCGTATCACTAACTGCTTCTAATACATCACCACTAGCTAAAACAATCTTTGCTCCCCCTTGGATTAATTCGACAGCTGAGTTAGGTGGAATCACGACTCCTTTAGCTAAAAAGTAATCGGCTCCTCCCTTTGCAATTTTAACATCAATAGCAATTGATGCAGTTAAAATATTACAGCATCTAATACCTATAACTGCATCATAATCTCCTGCAGTTAAAATAGTAGTATCGCCTGTTCCAATGGTTCTTACTAGACTGTTTCTAAAATCTTGTGCCATATTTTTTTCCTATTTATAATGCAACCGCCATTGCAATTGCAAAACCTTGTCCCGCTGCTCCTACTGTGTTACCTGTAGCATCTAAATAAACTGTTTTACTTGCGGGCATAGTACAGAATACATCTTTAGTACCAGCAGAAAAACTTACTGCTGAATCAGAATTAGAACTTGAGATAGGTGTAGTTCTAGTTAAGTTTGCACTTGATCCATCTAATGTACCAAGTCCAACTTCCCATTCAGTTGTACCAGTATTAAAAATTGCATAGTAAGTTGTATTACTATTTCCAATTCCTGCTGCAAAAGTTTCAAAACCAGTTACTGCACCTCCAAGTGCCATAGCACCTACACCAGTTGTAGTACTAGTTTCTTTTACTCTGTCGTTTATTACTAAAGCCATTTTAATTTTCTCCTATTAAGCCATGCTTATAAT